GAGATAAATCTACTAGCAGCATTTACGGAGATCATGGTAGAATGTCAATTCAAGTAATAGATAATCCATTAACACAAACCTATCGTAGGTTCAAGAGTGATGTTAATAGCAGTGCCTTCCCTTGGAATTATTTTCATGGAGACAAGGCAAGTCCCGCATACTATAGTCACACTATATTAGCAAGACCTGGCTTTGAAGAAGCACTCATGCCTACTCAACAATCAGACTGGTTAGACATTGCTAACAGAGTTCTCTTAGAGATCTTTATGGCAAACAACATCAAGGTCAAGAGTGTGCTCAGGATCAATGTTAACTGTACACATGAAACGGATGGTAATACTACACCTGTACATATGGATCATGATTTTGATACACATAACATAGTAGTATATCTAAATCAGTTTGAGTGTGGTGCTACAAATGTTGAAGGGGAGTCGCATAAACCACAAGAAGATGATATAATAATATTTGAAGGGTTACATAGTATCGAACAACCATGTAACGGAACAAGACGTGTCGTTTTAGTCGCAACTTACTTATGAAATCTTTGAAGACACCACTGCGTTATCCTGGCGGTAAATCCAGAGCAGTATCAAAACTATTCCAGTTCCTACCAGAACATATCACAGAGTTTCGTGAACCTTTTCTGGGTGGTGGTAGCTTTGCTATTGCTATGACAAAACAATTTCCAGACCTACCTATCTGGGTCAACGATATGTATGAACCACTCTATAATTTCTGGGTACAACTACAACAGGATGGAGAAGAGTTGACATCAGATCTAAAAGATCTAAAAGAAGAATATGATACTCCTGATAAGGCAAGAGAATTATTTGATGACTACAAAGATAGTCTCAAAGATGGTACTGATCTTGAGAGAGCAGTTAAGTTTTATGTTATTAACAAGTGTAGTTTCTCAGGTCTAACTGAGTCATCATCATTCTCTCCTCAAGCATCAGATAACAACTGGACGATGCGTGGAATAGAAAAACTTCCTGCTTACTGTGAACTGATACGTGAGTGGAAGATAACATGTGTAGACTATGCTGATCTAGTAGAAGATTGTCTAGGTAGAATAGGTTCTCTTACATGTGATGACAATACATTCATCTATGCTGATCCTCCATACAGTATCAAAGATAATCTATATGGTGAGAAGGGTAAACTACATAAAGGATTCGATCATACACGATTTGCTGACACAATGGATGACACAATGGGTAATGTTATGATATCATATAATAACTCAAAGAAGATCGTTGATCGTTTTTGGGAATGGCATTCGTATGATTGGGATCATACTTATACTATGAGATCCACTGGTGATTACATGAAGAATCAACAGGGGAGACGCGAACTTTTACTTACGAACTACTCATGTCAGAAGGAAGCTTAGGAGTCAGAGTCAAGAACGGAATCTGTTCTCTATATCATACACGCAGAGGTGTCCTTACTAATTTTGCTAGGGGTGCTGTACAAGCATTAATACAGGGTGACGAGATACATGTCACTCTAGAGTCTGGATCAGTAGCGATCTATGAAATCAATCAACACCGCACAGGTGTCAACGGACCCAGAAGAATAATTACATGAAACCTATCAACATCTCAGCACCTGTTGTATACAAAGACACCTTTAAGTTTAATACATCAGAACAGATTAAAACTGCTGATGAATTGTTTGACATGGTTGACAAGTATGATATTGAATCAGCACTAGAAGAAGGTGGTAAGTCTACTGCTGACCTGTTCAATATACTAGAACCTAGTAATCACTTTCCACATAACTTGGAAGCGAACTCTAAGTATGTGGTATGGTTAAGACAGAAGATGCAGTACCTACGTACAGCATGGAGATATGATGGGTACCCACACTACATATCTAACTCATGGTATAATGAACATTATCAATGGGACTATACTGACGAGCATCATCATGGTGTAGGTCTCACATGTACAGCATACATCCTCAAACCAGAGAACTCTGGTGACTTATGGATCTATGATCCCATGACAGCAGTGAGAGCAGCAGAACCTATCAGTGGCAATCATCCTTGGAGAAGGATCAGTGTTTCAGAAGGTGACGTTGTGTTCTTCCCCTCTTGGCTTCGCCACAAAACAGGTTATAATGATACTAACGACAGGAGATTGACTCTGACTATGAACATTACTCCTGACTATAAAGCATACGCTAAGAATCCTCCTATACTATGAATATATTTGTTACCGACCCTGACCCTATCAAGTCTGCTCAGGTATTACCTGACAAACATATTGTCAAGATGCCACTAGAAACATGTCAGATGTTATCTATCGTAGCGTCTAGCAAGTGGGGTCATGGTTTCGGTGACTTACCTAAACTCAATGGTGAACCATACAAGACAGAGAAGGGTGCGTTCCGTAACCACCCATGTACTATCTGGGCACAGACTAACTTCCGTTGGTTGATACGTCATGGTCTTGCTCTATGTGCTGAGTACACACATAGATACAACAAGGTACATAGTTGTCAACATACTATGCTTCATGCTAATATAATATTCCCTAACAACAATGATATCCCTACGAGCTATACCAGAGCAATGCCCGAACGGTTTAAATATGACACAAGCATTGACACTTTTACTGCTTACAAGAATTACATTGGCAGCAAACCTTGGGTTGCATCTAATTATCTTCGTGACCCATCCCGCAAACCAGATTGGTTATGAGTAGTGATCTTTCAGAAATTCTCGCGTCTATCAACAATACCAAAGAGCATTTGTATCTTGATGATCCTGACCGTGTTAAATCTTATCCTCCTTACATTGTCAACAGATGTCTCAGTGGACACATTGATGCGATCCTATTTGCTAATGAAGTAAATAAGTACCCCCTCCTAGACAAGCGTCTTCAATATGACTTCTTGCTAAATAGTTTGAGAAAACGTAAACGTTTCACACCTTGGTTGAAGAAAGAACAAGTCAATGACTTGGATCTGGTCAAAACACACTATGGATATAGTAATGAGAAAGCGAGGGTCGCATTAACTCTTCTTACCAACACCCAAATTGAATACATTCGTAAAAAACATGAGAAGGGAGGAAGACGATGAGCACTTCATTCACTGAGCAGGAAGTCAAATGGAGTCCTGATCAAATGGTAGAAGTAAACTTGAGTGAACCAGATGATTTTTTAAAGGTAAGAGAAACATTAACTAGGATAGGAGTAGCTTCTAGAAAAGAGAAGAAGTTATACCAGTCCTGTCACATACTTCATAAGCAAGGCAAGTATTATATCGTACACTTTAAAGAACTGTTCGCACTGGATGGTAAGTCAGCAAACTTATCACTCAATGATGTACAGCGTCGCAATAGAATCATACAGTTACTAAGTGACTGGGGTTTAATTACTATCAAGCAACCAGATACTATTGTAGATGTAGCACCTCTTAGCCAGATCAAAGTCCTAAGTTATAAGGACAAGGGTGGTTGGAACTTGGAGAGTAAGTATAATATTGGGAAGAAAAAGACTTAGTGATATACCTAACCTAGAAGGTTATGGTGTCTTTGTAGATGGTATAGACTTCCAACACCTCACTAGAGAGGAGTGGAGGGAACTTGGTATGCTTCACATGAGGAAACCTGTTATGGTTATACGTAACACTGGACTCAAGAGGCAGCACTTTCACAAGTTGATGAAGATATGGGGGAGAGATAGGCAGAACTATGCTGCTAGTCTCTTTGCTAAGTATCCATGGGCAAATAGAGATAGACATAAACTTATGGATAGTCCAGAGGTGACTGACCATGAGAAAGCAATACTAAAAGAATACGATAAGATAGGTGGCAACACTAGCGGTGCCGTCCTGAGAGTTTGTGGTGATGGCACAGGGCTATTTGCTCATGGAGAGCTACTATGGCACAGCAACGAGAGTGGTGACATAGCCTTTACACCAGGCGTAGCACTCCTTGGGGATCATGGAATGACGGAAAGTGCTACTGGATTCATGGTCACTACACCCTACTACTATAGCCTCAGTGAAAGTATGCGTAGTGAACTGGATGAGATGGTGCTCGTCCATAACTTCCAAGATGGAAAGATAAACGTAGAGGGTGAGAATAATTTATTGTACAAGAACATGTGTCCTCAACCAGACACTGAGATACCCCTAGTCATACAATCACCTGGTGGTATTAAAGGACTACACTTCCCATACAATACAACCACACGTATCAAGGACTATCCTATAGAAGAATCAGTAAGACTACTGAACGAAATAAGATGGGGTCTCGATAAGTATACCTATGATTATTGGTGGGAGAATGATGATGACCTATTAATATTTGACAATAGTATAGTACAACATAGAAGACTGGGTGACACTAGCAATCGTTTATGTCATAGGTATCAGTTTGATTACACATACCTAGTGAAGAAAAGATACCAACCTTATCTTCAAGAACCATACATCAGTAGGTACAAAGAGAAGATGGAAACAGTGAGCTTGACATTCCAAACTCCTATGTTATAATGAATACGTACACTGCTTTTAGCAGACTACAACAACTACACAATGAAACCACTAGCAGAAGTGCTTGGAAGATTTGTCGACATAAAGAACATATCTTCTGTCAGAGAAGGAGAGATACTTAATGCTCTTACTCAAACTGACACATACTTTTACGATGTACCAGGATGGGGTCACGGAAACCCATTTTGGATGGACATCAGTGACATCAGAACAAAGAATGCTGATGGCACAGAAAACAATTCAATAAGACTGGGTGGAACTGGTGATCAAGAAGGACTAGAGAGTGATGTCTCTAAAGGTCTTAAGACATCAGTTCCACTTTGTGCTGTATACATAGACCCAGATCCAGATGTGGAATATGTAGTACAACTTTTGGATTGGTTTAACCGAGTCAAAGAATTCAAAAGACAAGGGTACAAACGCCTACCTGTAGTCCCATACTTTAGGGATAATCCTACTGAGTTCCAGTTAACATTACAGGACGCGATAGATGACTTCCGTGCTGTAGCTAATAGGGGTACAGGACAAAAGGTTATCACTGAAAAAGAAATCTTAGAACTTCTAAGAAAACGTTTCGCAACCTATCCTTTAACTGGTTTGAAGGATCGTATGGTTAGATACCTAACTCAACTAGACCTAGGTCTTTCTGGACAAGAGATCAAAGGTAAATGTAATACTGTTCTCAGGGAAAGAGAACGTCTCGGCAACATTGAATACTTCTCAAGAAAAGACGCAGAAGACTTCAATGATAATTGGTGGGAAGAGTATTCCTCCGAGGGAAAGTGGGACGCTAAACCAAGTCTGGTTAATGCTTCCGATTCTACACGTGCTTTACGTTTGTGGATTCAGATAATGAACTACTATGTAGATACTGGTGAGATCTTTAACTTCATGTCATTCCATAGTGGGGCAACTCAACATGCTGACATTGACGATGGTCTTAAAGAGTTGAAAGAAGAACTACGTGAGTTACAAATGACTACTATCAAGTATGTCAACAGATACAATCACGAGTTTGGTGCTGATCATGTGAGACCTACATGGGATCACATAGGTTCAATACCTCAGAAGATTGAGGATGATGGTACCAAGAGAACCAACTGGTGCGGTTTCCAAGACTAAATTATGGAGGGTATCCACCCTCCTTTTTTTATGGAAGTGTTATAATTAGTAGTGTACGCTTCGGGTACATAAACTAACGACGCTTAAGGAGGTCACCATGAACATTCAAAG